AGTCTGGCGTTACTGTAAACGTCGACACGGCGCTTGGCGTTCCTGCGGTTTGGGCTGCGGTCAACTTTATCGCTGGCACAATCGCTGGCTTGCCGCTGCAAGTGTATCGCAAAGCTGCTGATGGCGGGCGTGAAAAGGCTGATATTAGCCTATCAACAATCCTGCACGATGCCATCAACGAGGATATGTCCAGCTTTGAATGGCGGAAATATTCGATTGAACAGACCTTAACTGGCGGTCGGGCAGTCACTTACATTGAGCGAAACAACCTTGGCGAGATTGTAAACCTGTATCCGCTTGACCCTACAAAGGTGCGGGTTGAACGGCTGATTGATGGGCGCAAAATCTATCGCGCCAGTTCGCGGGTTTATGAATCCACAGAAATCCTTGATCTGCCATTTATGCTTAAAGCAAACATGACGGATGCGCGTGGGCCAATCTCGCAGAACAAAGATGCAATCGGCATGGCTATAGCTGCCAGCCGTTATGGATCGAAGGCGTTCCAATCTGGCGGCATCCCACCCGCTGTGCTGCAAGGGCCGTTTGCATCTGGCGCGGCAGCTAACCGCGCATCCGAAGATGTGGCTGCAACCACCTTGAAGCTGGCTAAGGAAGGCCGACCGATTATGGCCCTGCCGTTGGGCCATGAGTTAAAGACCATCGGCCTATCGCCTGAGAATATGCAGCTTCTGGAATTGCAGCGGTTTAGCATTGAACAGATCGCCCGCATCTATTCGTTGCCACCTGTATTCTTGCAAGACCTGACGCACGGCACGTTTAGCAATACGGAACAGCAGGATTTGCATTTCGTTAAGCACACTGTCAAACGCTGGGTGGAACAGTTTGAACAGGAAATGAACCTGAAGTTTTTTGGTCGTGGGTCAGATTTCTACGTTGAATTTAACGTAGATGGCTTGCTGCGCGGTGATCTGAAGTCACGCATGGAAGCCTATGCGGTGTCGATCCAGAACGCTATCCGCACACCTGATGAAATCCGCGCAATTGAAAACCTTCCCGCTAAGGGCGCGAATGATCTGCTGATCCAAGGCGCGACTGTTCCGCTTGGTTCGCAGCCAATAGGGAAGCCAAATGCCAGTTCCAACTGACGCAATGGCAGAAGAAGCCCAGCGCGGCCTAGATTGGCGGCGTGAATTTGGGCGTGGCGGAACGGAAGTTGGAATTGCCCGCGCAAGGGATATTTCCAACAAGGTTGATTTGTCGATGGATACTGTGCAGCGCATGGTCAGCTATTTTGCACGGCACGAAGTGGACAAAGAAGCCCAAGGCTTTCGTGTTGGTGAAGATGGATACCCGTCAAATGGTCGCATCGCATGGGCTTTGTGGGGCGGCGATGCTGGGCAGACTTGGGCAAAAAATATCATCGAAAGTGAGGCAGTGGACGAACAAGGTCGCGCTGTGATACAATCGCCAGAACAAACGGGGTCAGAAATGTCTGAAAAAGAAATCCGCCGTGGTGTTCCTGTTGAAATCCGTGAGGGTGAAGATGGTGAAGTGCGCGTTGCTGGCTATGCCGCAGTCTTTGATGAAGAAACTAACATCGGTGGAATGTTCACCGAAGTCATCATGCGCGGTGCATTTACCAATGCCATCGGTCGTGACGATGTGGTTTTCCTGATTAACCATGAGGGTCTGCCATTGGCCCGCACTCGTTCTGGCACTTTGACCTTAGTTGAAGATGAACGTGGTCTGTATATGGAAGCCATGCTTGATAAGACTGACCCTGATGTTCGCAGCATCGTGCCAAAGATGAAACGCGGTGATTTGGACAAAATGTCATTTGCATTTCGGCCTGTGCGCCAGAAATGGGATGAAAGTTCTAAAATGCCAAAGCGCATGATCCAAGAGGCGCAGTTGTTTGATGTCAGCATTGTTACAACGCCAGCCTACGATGGCACAGAGATTGCTTTGCGGTCGCTGCAAAAGCACCGCGAAGAACAGGTTAAGTCTCAGGCTGTGCGCCGTATGCGGATGAAGGCCAAGGCCGCTGGGATTGATGTTCGCAATGAGTATCTTTTGCCAGAAGTTGAACAGCCTGAGATTGTTTCTGGCAGCATGAACGCAATCAATATGCAGAACGCTGTTGAGAATTGGAATCTTGGGCCAGAAGTTCCTTCGTCTGACCCAGCCGCCAATTCAGAATATTGGGCGAAGATGGCTGATGTTTGGAGCATCAACGAGGCTGAAGCCCGCCGCCAACTGTGCGGAAACTGCGCGTATTTCAATAATACGCCTGAGATGCTAAAGTCAATTGAAGACGTTCCGTTGGCCCCACTGCAAGACGGCGGTGTTCGTGGATGGTGCGGAAAGCTAGATTTCATTGCTGCAAGTCTGCGCGTTTGCCAAGCATGGGAACGCAAGGATTTCGTAGCTGACGAATAACGGCGGACTCCCGCTGTTGGCCCAATCCCCAGCCCTTGGGCAAGGCACATTGTAGGAGGCCATAATGGCTGATCTAAAGACCTTGCGGGAGCAAATGGCGCGTATCGCCACAGAGGCCCGTTCCAAGTTGTCGGAAGCTACCGATAAAACCAACGAAGCCCGCGCCGCTGAAATTGAGCGCGAATTTGACGCCATGATGGTTGAGCATGATCGCCTTGACGGCGTTGCCAAGCGCATGGAAAAAGTGGACGCTGCTGTTCGCGCTGCCCAAGGCATCGACCTGTCCAAGCGTCCTGTTGCAGAGCGCACCTCTGTGGCTGCTGTTGATGACGGCGCAAAAGTTGACTATCGCAGCGCGTTCTATGCCATGATCGCCAACGGCGGCGTCGATGGTTTGGACAACGAGCATCGCGCTGTTTTGAACCGCTCCGAAGTTCGCACACAAACTGCTGGCACAACGACCGCTGGTGGTTTCACTGTTCCGACTGAACTTGCCGCGTTCATCGACAAAGCCATGATTGCTTCTGGCCCGATGTATGACTCGAACCTGTTCACTGTCATCAACACCACTGGTGGCAACACGTTCAACATTCCGACTGTCAACGATACGGCTGTGACGGCTGTTGCTCACACCGAAGGTGGCACTGTCACCGACGACAACGGCAAGGACGTTACTTTCGCACAGGCTTCGTTGGCTGCTTTTGCTTTTGACACAAACTGGGTGCGTTGGTCCTACGAATTGGCAAACGATTCTATCTTGAATGTGGAATCGCTGCTGGGCGAACTGTTGGGCGAACGTCTGGGCCGCATTGCAAACAGCAAATTGACCACTGGTTCTGGTTCGTCTGATGTTGAAGGCATCGTGACCAACTCCACCGCTGGCAAAACTGCTGCTGCCGTTGCGGCTGTGACTGCGGACGAGATCATTGACCTGATCCACTCCGTTGATCCCGCCTATCGTAACTCGCCTTCGACCGCTATTATGATGAACGACAGCGTTTTGGCTGCTGTTCGTAAGTTGAAAGACGGGCAGGGCAACTACCTTTGGCAGATGGGCAACTATCAGGCCGCTGTTCCGCAGAACATCTTGGGCTATAACGTGGTTGTGAACCAAGCGATGGCTTCGCAAGCGGCTACCAACAAGATCATGTTGTTCGGCGATATGTCTAAGTTCTATGTGCGTAAAGCTGGCGCACCCACTTTGTTCGTGGCCCGTGAGCGTTTTGCCCCCGACTACGGCATTCTTGGGTATATCCGCTTTGATGGCGTGTTGGCTAACACCGCCGCCATCAAGCACTTGAAGAACGCTGCTTCCTAATAAACAACTAGGCAGGGCTTCGGTCCTGCCCACCATCATAAGGGGGCCATCATGGCTAAAGTTCGTTTGCTCACTTCGATGGCTGGTGCTGATTTCGTGCATGATCAGGGCGCTATCATTGATGTCACTGATGCAGAAGCTGTTCGTTACGTCGAAGCTGGCATCGCAGAAAATGTTGAATCGGCTCCGATTGAACGCGCCGTCAAAAAGGTTGCGGTCGAAAAAGCCGTGAAGGAATAAAGATGTTGTCGCCGCAGTTTTCACTTGTTCGAGTTACCGCACCCGCCACAGCGCCTATCACGCTGGCGGAAGCAAAGGCACAAATGAAGGTTGAAAGCAGCGACGATGACACAATCATTCAGCGTTTGATTGACGCTGCGGTTGCTTTTGTTGATGTGCAGGGCGCACTGGGCAAAGCTATGATTACCCAAACGTGGGGGCAATGGCTGTCGCCCAACCCAAGCACTGTCTATCTGTCGCTTGGCCCTGTGCAATCTGTCTCTGCCATCAAATACTATGATGCAAATGGCGCGTTGCAGACTGCAACCTTGGGAGATTTTAACGTCTTCGGAACACCAAATCGAATCAGCGTTTTGCCGAAACCTGACAAAGCATGGCCCGTTACGCAAATGCGGGATGATGCCATAAAGATTGAATACATCATCGGCTATGGTTCAACATCTGCAAGCGTTCCTGAGACAATTCGCCATGCTCTGATAATGCTGGTATCAAACTGGTATGAAAACAGGGAAACAGAATTGATTGGCTCCATTAGCAAAACGCTGCCGTTTGGCTTTGATGATTTGATCGGAACAGAACGGAACTCGTTCTATGGCTAGGGCTGGCGCATTCAGCGAACGTGCTACCTTTCAGCGCCTAGATCAGAGCGCGATTGACGCTTATGGCAACGTCTACACTGGCTGGTCACAGGTCGGTGTGCGCTGGGCTGACCTTCGTGAACGCACAGGCCGTGAAGCTATCCAAGGCGGCGCACC